TTCGCGCCCGAGCTTGTCGCGCCGGGATAGTCCTGCGCGATGACCGCGGCGAGCGCGGCGGCGATGCTTGTCAGCGTGTCGGTCGGCTGCACTGCGTAGGAATACGGCGAGTTCCCGACGAAGACCGCGAGGTTTTGCGCCGAGAACGGAACAGGCATTGCGCCGCCGACTGTTACGACGCGGCCCGCCTTCGCGAGCGTGATCGTCGGGGCGAAGGTCGCGAGCGGTTGCCAACCCTGCATGTAGCGGGTCGTTTTGCGCTCGGTTGCGGTTGCGTAGATCGACACATGCGCGACGCCGGCCGCGAGGTCGGAATCGAGCGTTGCGGCAGTGGGCCAACCGGCGCCCACGCGCACAGGAAAGCCGACCGCTGAAGGGTTGTTCGTGCCGTTCGGGTAGAGCCAACCGGCGATCAACCCGACGAGCACGTTCTGAACGTCTGCTAGATCGCTCATGTCTGCCCCTGTTGTGCGGTGATGCGCCAGCCGAGGTCCGTCAGTTCCGCGCTCGACACGATGTAGCGGCGCCCGAGTTCGTCAGCGATCAGGTCGCCGGCGCGCAGGATGACGCCAGGCGCCTCCGGGAGCAGCACCGCACACCACGCATCGCGAACGTCACCAGGCAGCGCGACGCCGCCTTTCTCGCCCTTCGTGCCTTGCAGCACCGAAGCCGGCCAACCGCTCATCAGCGGCGTCTCGTTCGCCGCGGTCGTGCCCTCATAGTCTGAGACGGCGCCATATGCGGTTTGAACCTGCGGGCGCGTGATATTGACCGTGCGATTGCACTCGACGACGAGAATCGGCAAAAGCGGTTGTTGAGCGGCGACGAAGAATTTCCCGGTATCGCCGATGAGGTAATCGCCAACCTGCGTAACGCGACCGTCCATCACGGCGAACCATGTCGGCTTGCCGTATTTGTTCGGGCGCCGATAGGTCATGTCTTCGGCGTTCAGACTCGCGAGAAAGCTTGTCGCAACGATCGTCGCGGCGCTCATGTCGACCGACGTCGGCCGGTAGAGCGTGAACGAACTGCCGAGCCGCTTCGCGACCTGCGCATATCCCTTGTAGACCTGGGCTTGTGCTTTGGCGCCGTCCATCAGACCACCAGCGCGATAGAACCGCCGCCGCCCGAGATGCCGAAGCCAGGTCCGGGCGGAATGCCGAAGAACGCGCACAGGCGCCGGCGCGTCGAGTCGAACAGCGCTTCGCGGTCGCGCTGCTCGTTTTTGTTGTGCGTCCATACCGCGGCGACGTCGGTATCGAGGTTGTCGCTCGTGCCGTAGATCGCCGTTTCGAGCGCGGTGAGGTTCGTCAGGTAGTTGACGACAACCGCCTCTTCGGCGTCTTGCATGTGCGACACGCGATATTCGAGCGTGCCGTAATGCTGATAAAAGCGATGCCCGAACGCTTGAACGGGATCGCCACCAAAGAGCGCAAAGCCGCAAAAGCGTCGAACATCGACCCGTTGAGCGTCGGTGAGCATTAGCCTTGCTCTCCATTGATGCCGAGCAAGCGCGCGCCGCGCTCGATCAGCAGTTTGATTTCGGCTTTTGCCGTCACGACTTCACCCGCGAGCCATGCTTGCAGGTCGCCGGCTTCGTCGTAAAAGCCGTGAGGCGCCGCGAGCGTCACCGATTCCGGGAGCGCGGGCGCATTCTTTGCCGCCTTGGCGGGCTTCGTGACCTTCGGTGCGTCTATCGGTGCATCCGAGGTCGCGAGAGGCGCCTGTGCGCCTTCTGGCGCGGTTGCGTCACTCATGATTTCCTCGTGAAGAGGGGCGCCGAAGCGCCCCATGACCGATTAGGCCGATTCGATCACGACAGCGCGCTTGTAATAGCTGTTCGTCGCGGTCGGGATGATGTTCTGGTTCGCCGTGACGTCGGTCGGAACCGCGAAACCGCCGATCCAATACCACGATTGCGCGATGATCTGTTGCAGGCGGTCGAGCGGCTCGCGCGTGACCATTGCAACGCCGTCGATCATTTCAATCAGCGCGTTGTCGTCGCCGATTTCGTTCTGCGTGATCGCCTCGTAATCGCCTTCGATCAGCGCGCCTTGACCGCACATGATGCCGCGGTGAACAGCGACCGAACCGAGCGTCTGTTGCGGTGCTTCGACGGTCGGGATGATGCGCAGGCCCATCAATTCCATGACCTGACCCGTCTGATACGCTTGCGAGCCGTACTGACCTTGATAGAGCAGCTTGAAGTCCGCATCCTTGAACAGACCCTTCAACTGCGCGTTGTCGGCGTAGAAGTTGTACAGGCCGCCGATCGTCGGCACGCGGTTGTTGCGCAGCACCGTCACGCCGGCGAGCAGGTCTTGCATCGTGAGCAGGTCGCCCGCGACGATTGCCGAGGTCGAGAGACGAGCGTTCGGACGCAGCACCGAAGCGGCGTTCGAGGCGATGACCGAGTTGCCGGCCGTCGCGTCGGCGACGGTCACGTTGCCCGAGAACGTCAGCGTGCCGCTCACGCCTTGCGGTGCGGTCGACACGTTCGAGCCGTCGACAGCGACGCCGGTCAGCGTGTAGCTGTTGCCGTTCGCGAAAACGACCGTCAGCGTGTTCGTGCCGGAGACCGGAACGAGAACACCGTTCACGCTCACGTACTGGAAGCCGCGCACGTCGTCGACAGCAACCGTTGCCGCCGGAGCGCCGAGAGTCGTGCGAACGCGGGTGTTGCCCGACAGGTATGCGCCGAACAGCTTGTTGCGCGCGAGGCGGTCGAGCGATTGCAGCGCTTGAACGCCGTTCACATGCGCGTTCTGAAGGAACTGCGACGCGATGCCGACGCGAGTCGTGACCATGTTCAGGTCCATCGTGTCGCCGTACATGTCGATACCGAGCGTGTACTGCTCGATCGTCCAACCGCTCGGCGTCAAGCCGTTGTCGAGGTTGGTGTTGCCGGCCGGGTTCAACGGAGCCGTAACGGGCGCCTTCAGGCCGCGGCGGGTCTTGGTGATCGTTTCACCGACCGCGTTCGCGAACTTCTCGCGATCGGCGACAGCGCGGTACGTGATTTGCGATTCGAGGCCCGATTGAAATTCGCGAGCCAGGAAACCTTGCTGAATCGCCGGTTGAAGAGCGGCGGGGAAATTGCTGATCGGCATGTGTGATGCGTCCTTAAAAGCAAAAAGCCCGCACAGTGGCGGGCTTCGTTGGATGGGTTACTGCTCGGTTTCGGGCGGGTTTAGCGCGACGCCTTCAGGTACGCCGCTTTCTGTGCCTCGTAATCCTTCGCGTCTGCGGTGCGAACATCGACCGGCTTCGGGTCGCCGGCAGGCGGCGTCTTGCTCGTGCTCGACGTGCTCACTGCGGCGAAGAGGTACGGTTTCGCTTTCTTCGCGGCGTCGAACAGTTCGTCGGCGCCGATGAGGTCGCCTTTCTCGTCGAGCTTCACGCCGGCGAGGTCGAGCACCTTCAGCGCGTCGTTCACGTCGACGACGCCGTGCTTTGCCGCGACCGCTTTCAATTCGGCGCGCAGCACGCGATCGTTCGCGGCTTGTTCGGCGGCGGTGAGCGCGTCTTTGCTGCCGGTTTCGAGTTCCGCGACCTTCGCTTTGAGCGTCGAGAGTTCGGTGTCGCGTTCGCTGATCTTCAGCCTCCACGACTTGTTTTCTTCGCGCAGTTCGCTCACGTACTCGCGGGAAAAAGACTCTTTCGGCGCTTGTCGGTTGTCCGGTGCGTTGCCGCCAGCGTCATCGCCATCGGCGCCGAGGCGGAACGTTGCGGAGAAGCCGAGCAGGAAGGAAAGGAGATTCGAGATTCGCATGTGTGTGGATTCGGGCATCTGCCCGCCCTAAAAATGAAAAAAGCCCGCATCGAGCGGGCCGTTCGGTGTTGCGCATCGAGCGCGATCAGTTGCCGGTGTTATCCGGCACTGGTTTCAGTGCAACCGCCTTCGCGACCTCGCGAGCGTCCGCATCAGCGGTTTCGCCCTTGATCCGCGCGAGTTCGGCGGGAACGTCTTCGACGTCGTATTGCTCGGCGATCGATTCCGTTGCGGTTTGCTTCGAGAGCAAGCCGCCCGACGTCAGTGCGCCGAGCGTCGTCGCTTCGTTGGTCTTATCTGCCCAGGTCGGGGCATACCATGCCGGCCATTTCAGCGCGAACGGCTTGTCGGTCTGGATGGCGGGAATCTTCTCGCCTTCGGAGTTGACCAACGCGGCTTTCTGCGACGCCTTCGCGATCATGCGATAGAGTTGCAGCAAGCCCTTTTCGCCGTATGAAATGCGCAGCTTGTCGGCGAGCCAGATAAGCGCCTGATTCATGAGTTCCATCGCGCGACCCGACTGCGCTGCGGCGATCTTGTCGGCGTCGGCCTTGTTGCCGTGAATCGATTCGAGCGCAACCTGTCGCGCGAGACGCACGTATTCGAGCAGCGCGTTCGTGCCGTCACCGCTCATTTCGAGCAACTTCGCGTCGCCGTCAGCGCCGACCGTGATCGCGTTGCCGGCGCCCTTGACGAGCGAGCCGCCTTGACCGGTTGCCGGCTCTTTAATCATCAGCGTCGGGTCGCTCGCGTACTTCAGCGCGCGCCCGCCTTGCGAGAGCAGGTAATCGAGTTCGATGTTCGTGTCGATCGCCTTCGAGAACGTGCATTTGCCGTCGATGTCGTCGCCGCCTGGCAGGTTGCGAATCCAGACGATAGGCACGAAGCCGAGCGAGTGCGAGACCGAGCGCGAGGCGTCGCGCGTCATCGTTTCCGGTTCGTTGCCCTTTGCGACTGGCATCGGCTCGAACCATGATTCGGCGCTTTGGTCCCACTCGCGCCGAAACCAGAAGTCTTTCGCGAGGTCGTCGTCGCCGATCGGATAGCCGAGCGCCTTCAGTGCGCGGCCCTTCGTCTTGTAGAGTTCGACGACTTTCGCGAGCGAGTCGGGCGCGTCGTCTTGCCACACCGGCGTGAGGTATTGCGTGTTGAGCGCGTCGAAGAACAGCCGATTTTTCAGCACGCGCATCAGCACCGCGACCGAGCCGACCGCGCCGCGCGTCGCCGCGTCGATCATGGTCTCGTTCAGGTGACAATCCTTCGCGATCGCTTCGAGCGCTTCGGCCGCGTCGGGGTTCTCGCTCGTGACCTTCGGAAAGTGTTCTTCGGAGAACAGCAGGCCGACAGAATCATCGACGACCGACGAGCAGAGCGCGTAACGCACTGACGGTCGGCGATCGCGCAGCGGAATGTACTCTTCGGCGTCGTTCTTCTCGGTGTGAAACGAGTAGGGCAGCACGTCGTATTGCGTGCCGTCGAGAATCGCCGTCAGGCATCCGATCAGGTGCGCTCGATCGGGCAAATCTTTATCTTTCGTGTGCCGCTCTTTGAGGGTTTGCCACATCAGTGAATCCGGTATTGTGTGAGATGGGTCGAGCCGATCACGCCATCAGGAACGCGCGTCATGACTGCGGAAACCGTGTCGAAGCCCGTTTGCTCGAACACCGCTTCGAACAGCCGCGGCTCATGTTCCGGTTCGTAATGCTCCATTTGAAGCAACGTCGAATAGGTCTTGATTTTCATGTGCCGCCTCGATGCGCTTGCGCGCGATGTCGAAATAACCGGGATCGCGCTCGATGCCGATGAACTTGCGGCCGGTGTTGGCGCATGCGACGCCAGTCGTGCCGGAACCCATGCAGTTATCAAGCACCGTGTCGCCTTCGTTCGTGTACGTGCGAATGAGGTATTCCATCAGCGCGACCGGCTTTTGTGTCGGGTGAACCGTTCGCGACTCACTCGCAACGCTCAGGATTGAATGCGGGTATCCATCAAACTCCTGCAGCACGTCACGATCAGAGGGGCGGGCGCCCTGAACGGCGTCCGAACTGCCGCCTTTCTTTCGGATGGTCGGCGCCTCTTTGCGTCGAAGCCCTTGCGGGTTGTATGTCATTCTGCGAACGCCTAGCAGCGACGCATGGCCCATTGGAGCGCCCGAGAATACGCAAACATCCTCGTGCTTTTTCATCGGCTTGTTCTTCGCGTGAACATGACCGGTAGCGCGCGTCTTTTCCCACACGAGGCAATACTTGAACATTTCCATGTTCGACGCGATCAGCGCCGTCGTGAACGGCTGGCTCGCGGTAAGCACAATCGCCGCGTTCGGCTTCGCAATGCGCCGGTATTGCGTCCAAAGTGCATCGAACGGAATCACCGAATCCCACTTGCAAGCCGTCGTGCCGTAAGGCAAATCGCACAGGATCAAATCGACCGACGCCGGCGCGAGCGTTTCCATCACCTGAAGGCAATCGCCCAGGCGCAAGTCATGAGTCATGTTTTATCGGTTCATGTGCTCGGATTGATGGCGTTGCGCCGGTATCCAAACGTGTTTTGTCCACAGGTAGTAACCGACCGAATCAGGCATGTGATCCGCGCCGCTCTTCTTCTCGGGCTGCCCGGTGTTCGGGTCATACACAAGCTGCTCGAAGCACTGGATGACGTTCTCGCACGACGGGTCGACGAAATAGCGCCGCACGCGGTTCGCGTTGAGCAGCCAGCCGTTCACGTAGTTGATGCGGTCGCGAATGAGCGGGTGCGCGTTCATGTGAATGACGCGGAATCCCTTTTCGCGCAGAATCGAAATGTCCGTCTTTCCCTGCGCGCTCGTTTTCTGCTGCGTGCCGGCCGGGTCGGGATAGATCGTGATGTGCGAGAGGTCCGGCTTATCCGGGTCGAACGATGGGCGCCCGTAGCGCGCCGCAATCTTGTCCGCGAGGTCGTGCGTGTTGCTCGTCATCTCCGTGAACTCGCCGACGCACCAGATTTCGCCGTTCGGCTGCTCCTGGTGAACGCTCGCGCTCATCGGGTTGACGTTAAAGTCCATGCCGATGTGAAGCGGCAGCGCCGGGTTATACGGGCATGGCTTCACGCTCTGCGCGCGGTCGAAGCACAGATAGACCGTGCCTTGCGTCAGGTTGACGAACTCGCCGCGCAGATACGCCGCGATCAACTGCGGCGGGTATGAGTCCATCAAGCCCTGAATGTAGTCATCGGGCAGGAACGGATTCGAGGCGGTCGCAGCTTGCAGCATGCGATAGCCGTTCTTCGGGTCTTTTTTCCACGTCTTATACGTGAACTTGAACCCTTCCGGCGTCGTGTACGCGCTGACGCGGTTCAGCATCTTTTTCCACTTGCCGTCCGCCTGCTTCACGCGCACGCGCTGACGATTCCGCGCGATGATCTTTTGCCAGGCGAGGCGGGCTTTGTCTTCGGGCAGCACATCGAGTTCGTCGACGTGCGCGCGGTAGCTCTCATATCCGACGATCCGCGCCGGGTTTTCGAGCGTGCGCAACACGAAGTCGCCGATACCGCTCGACGACGTGTAAATGATGTTCTCGGTCTTGTTGTATTTGTACCGAACGCCGATTTCGGAGAGTTTTTCCTCCATTCGCGGCGCCATGATGAGGCGTATCAAGTCGTATGTCGGTTCGTACAGCGCGACCATCGCCGTCGACGAGTGCATGGCGTCGCGCACCGCGCAGTTCGCCATCGTTTCCGACTTGCCAGTGCCGAAGCCCGCGACGAAGGCGCAATACTTTTCCTCCATCATGAAAAACTCAGACTGCGGCGCGGTCATGACGAGATTAAGCCTCTTCGTCATTGCCTTCGTCCCGGTACAGGTGCACGTTCTCAGCCGTGACGACGTGAACGGCAATCTCCGTCACCGGCGAGTCGTCGGCGTCAGGGTTCTCGCGCGCGAGCTTCGCCAGTTCTGCGCGCGTGCGTTCGAGCGATTCCACGCGCCGCGCGATGCGCTCGACGTGCTCGCCGTAATCGACGCGCTTGCGCACCGTTTCATCGCCTGGGCCGAACTCGGACGCCTCGCGATCGTGACGCTGCACGACTTCGAGGCCGTCGACGTCGCTCTCGAACGCCTTCGCTTCAGCATCGAGCGCGCGGC